ATCAGCATTTAACTGAACAAAATTACCAGTAGTAAAGTTAGCGGTCGTTCCTGTGGTTGTGTTACCAGAAAGTTCAGTAAAATGACCGCTAATAAAACGAGAGTCTGTACCAGTAACCGTGGAACCAGAAACAGTTCCCGTGACAGTAATGTTGTTAAAAGCACCTGATGTACTGAATAAAGAATCAATCGTGCCTGTTGTAGCATCAATACGTGCAAACTCAGCAGTTTCCCCTGTAATCTCAAGGCCGCTAATCGTGCCGCTGGTTGTTAAATTATTCTGTACAATAAGACCGGAAAACGTTGAGTCTCCGGTAACAGTCAGATTATTTAAATTAGTATTGCCAGATACCGTTGCGTTCGCATCGATGACAACATCGCCAGTAAAGGTGGCACCAGTAACTGTTAAGAAAAACTGACCATAATATAAAATAGACTCGTCAAAGGTAAGTTTTTTATTACGTAGGGTGGGATCGACCTCATTGATCTTGACCATAGTCAAGAGGTCATCGCCTGAAATAGACAGGCCAGAGATGGCGGGCATCTCAGTAATTTTCCTATTAGCCACCCTAAGTCTGCATATAACCTGTTACAATTATAGGTCTTTTATTTTTCCCTAATCTCAATACGAGACAAGATATCTGTCGAAAAATTCCAAGTGAACTGAATACCTGCCAAAATACCTACAGAAATCAGTAGCATCAGTCCCATTTCAGCCACGGTCAAGTTCCGGCGTACATAAACAACCTGCGGCTGTGGGGAGGGAGGTTGATACTGAACACGCGACTGTTGAGGCTGAGGTTGAGGAGCTTGTCGGACTTGCTGATCTTGCATAGCTTGCATAATGGCTCGACGACGAGCTTCTTCCTTCAAAGCCTCAAGATTTTCAGGGGTCATAGGAGGACGCCCAGGATTTAAATCAGGCTGTTGACTTGCAGGAACTTGTCCTTCCATGGGTAGACATTCATTTGCTCGTAGCTTAACATTATAAAAATTAAAAAGCTAGAATATGCCAGCTTCATCAAATACTGGTATCAAGGCAATCGTTGCAGAATTAAAAGGTATCCGTTACTGCCTGGAATCTATCTGGCACACTCGTTATACAGATGGTGAAACAGACGTGATGAATCCTCAAGCATATGCCGATGAATACATTACGCTCGAAGAATGCTCCAGGCGTTTGAACATTGCTGAACAAACGTTACGCAACTGGATCACAATGGGCCGTAAAGGAACCAAAACAGGATGGAAAGAAGGTATCCACTATGTAAATATTAATGCTGACACGGCACACAGAGGAACAATTCGTATTCCTTGGAGTCAGCTTGTAGCCACGTTTGCTAAGAACGAAATAACTGATAGCAGTTTTTATGCAAGCGCAGCTAAATACCAAACCCTTAAAAGACTTGACGACTTAGCTGATCCAGATTTATGAGTTATCGTTTCTATGGCGTAAGTATCGATGAAGTTGACCTTGATAACTTTCACGACAAACTGCCTGCCTCCCTTGCTCTCCAGATAGAAATGTTCCTTCCTCCTGAAGGTTCTTTTGATAGCGAATGTCTTCGTAGATATCTGACGATCTTAAAAAGATATGAAGATGAAGATGAAAACTCTCATATGACTTTGGCTAACAGACTTAGAGTAGCTTTTAGAGATATGCAGCCAGCTACGATTTGCGGAAAATTTCCCACTGCAGAATTGCCTCTTAAAAGAAGACTTAGATGCGTTGCAGAATACTTAATTAGATCTGGAGAGTTTAGTAAACTACGTGATGAAAATGGTAAGCTTATCAAGCAGAAAGGCGCACTTGGCAAAATGGTTGTTACTTACAAGCCTGAGCTAAAGCTGATCGAGTCTTTACGAAAACAAGGTATCCTTAAATGAACCGTAGAGAAAAACTACTGTTAGGCATTCTCGGAAAAGAGCCTGACATACAAAAGACACGGATGCTTGATACAACAATCAAGATCATCCTCGCTGACATGGGAAAACAATACTGCAAATTCTGGGAAGCAGAAGGTCCAGGTATCATGTGTTTCCAGCCCAATCTGGAACGGCATATGTTTTTTATGACGCTGGAAGAGATCCATGCAGCGCAAGAATCCTGCGAATCAGAGCACAACGAAGACCTGGCTGAAACATTCCGTCGTATCTTGATGGCTGCACAGAAGATTGACCCTACCGAAAAAGCTGGATATGTAATCAACGACGATGAAGGTATCCGATACTTTGAAGTCTGTTATAACTCTGTTAGTAACGAAAGCGTTGACGATGTAGTTGGATGAAACCCAGAGTAAGAAGTGAAGATTTTGAGCTAATTACTAGCCATGATCTAGCAGCAAACGCCCATGCATTGTTAGGTGGGATTGATCTGGATGTTGCTAGCTCCAGGGTTGCAAATGAATTTGTTCAGGCTTCTTCTTATTACACACCGACGGATGACGGATTAAATGCACAAGAGTGGTCCGACAGCGTCTATTTGTTCCCTCCAAATGGAACTTACTTTTGGGATAAAAAGAACAACAGATGGAAAAAAACACGCGCTTCATCCTGTACGTTGGTCTCGTCTCATGCTGTTTGGTTCAGAAAACTGTACCGTGAATGGTGGAAGGGAAACGTCAAGCAAGGTTTGTACATGACAAATCACCCTGACATGATCAGAATGGATCAAAGAATATTTGATCTTCCTCTCTGTATTCTAAAAAGCGTCCCAAAGCTGATTAAGAATAGTAGTAAAGGACTTGAAAAAAACTACACAACTGCTACGACGATCTTAGTGTACTTTCCGCCACATGGATTGAATGATAAAAACATCCAGAGATTCATTGATATTTATAGTGTCATGGGCCGATGTATCTGTTAAGCTTATTTACCTGAAGTAGGCGAATGCTTTTATCAGACTGTCAAATCTCTTCTCTGGCTAACGAGTGTCAGATGATTGAACCCTTTGTGAACAAGACTGTATCTGAGGAGAACGGTCGGAAAGTACTAAGTTACGGCTTAGGTTCTTATGGATATGATATTCGCTTAGACGATAAACACTGTTTTCTTTTTGGTGGTGTACAGTCGGGTATTTGTGATCCAAAAGATTTTGATCAAGATATCCTGAAACCTTTGGAATTAGTTAAGGATGAAAAAGGCGCTTACTATATTTTGCCCCCGTATGGCTATTGCTTAGGCGTGGCAAAAGAACGTCTTAAACTGCCGCGCAATGTGACAGTCGTGGCTGTTGGTAAATCAACCTATGCTCGCTCTGGAATCATGGTGAATATCACTCCGGCAGAGTCAATGTGGGAAGGTTATCTGACATTAGAAATCAGTAACTGCACTGGCTTGTTTAATAAAATTTATGTGAACGAAGGTATTACACAACTTCTCTTCTACACAGGAGAAGATTGTTCAATTAGCTATCAAGATCGCAAAGGTAAGTACCAGAACCAACCCGCAGAAGTTGTGTTCTCTAAAGTCTAAAAAGGCTTGCCAAAGTTCGGCTCGGGCTTGCGGGCATACACTTGACCGCCTGCCCCTGGCCGTCCATAGTTTCTACCTCGTAAGCTCGGCAGTTCTGTACCACCAAACGGGGATGCGTCTAGAACAAACTTACCGACTGAAACACGTCCGCCAAGATTAGGTTGTGCGTAACCTTGACGCTCCCGATATGCGCCTGCGGCCTTGGCGCTTAATGCACGTCGTCTTGCTTTATCTTTGCGTATGTCTGGTGAGGATTGCTGTGCGAAAGAACCCTCTGCCAGACGTAAATTAGCCTGATCTTGCTCGTTTAAAAAACGAGCATCTGGTCCATATCCGCCGCGAAACTGTGCCAAGCTTAATAATTCTCCCTGTTATCATTGTAATAGCAGTAAACATGAATAAAATGTACGACGCAATTGCATCCTTTCGTGATGAATTTGTCGGTACCAATCCTTTAGTCCGCCGCAGCCTGTCCCTTTGTGATTTTGGCACAGAGCTTGGTAATCAACGGAAAGATGTGCCAACATATGATCAGTACAATACAGGTCTTGCGGTATGCGAGGAGGGGTACGAAAGGCAGCATCTCCAGCTGGAGGGCAACCCGGAACCGATTTTGAATACACAATCAGTCTTAGCGGATCAAGCGATTGCTCGTTACCCTGGTACTCCACAGGCTGTGTCGAGGGGCTTCTACGAGGGCAAGCAGATGGCTCCGGTGGTACCGGGACAGATGCCGGGAGCGCGCCCTGGGCTGACCGGTTACATTCCAAGTGCGGAGGAGGCTCTGGCGGCGGGGATGATGTCGGGAGCATCGAACGGAATGGTTCAGTTGGGCGAACCAGCGGTGATGAACAACTTGGATCCTGCACGTCAACAGGAACGGGAGAGGGCGATGAGGCTTCGTGGATTTTCTCTCCAGTAACTGAAGAAGAAGAAAAAGCAATGGAATTCGTTAATGATTGCCCAGGGGGAATCTGCCCCGTCCCTTGGGCTGTAGATACCAGCGATGATGATGCCTTTGATGATGCACTAAGCAGCAAGTTCCAGGAAGACAAAATCCAGGAGTACATGCGTCCTCGGATTACGGATGAAGTGAACCACCCGGATCACTACACCACAGGTTCGATTGAATGTATTGAAGCCATTGAAGCCCAACTTACGGAAGAAGAATTTCGTGGTTATCTGAAGGGCAACGTGGCCAAATATATGTGGAGGGAACGACACAAAGGAGGTACTCAATCACTCGAAAAAGCTCATTGGTACCTTAACCGTCTGCTTTCTATGTCGGAAGACTAGACAGCGGAGAAGCCTTCATCGTCATCGTATTCATCCATCAGATCTCCGAACTGGCCGATTAACTCAGTCAGTTCGATGTCTGTTGGAATATCAAACTCAATATCAACCTGCTCTTCTGCCATCAAAGCTTTAAGAGCATTCCATTCCATTAGGCGCTGGTGGTACAAATTCAGCAACGCTACAATCAGCTCCTCACGATCCAATTCTTTTGCGTGGACTTCTGCCTTTCGCATTGCAAATTGCATCTCTAAAGGTAGATGAAACTCTTTAGTCTCCTTAGATGAATCCACACAAGCGTTGCTGCTTTGTTAATTTTAACCGGACAGGTTGTAGATTTCATATGGGTCATAGTCTAAAAAGACACTATGCCTGTTGAACAAGTCAAAGTGATTTGCAAAATCAGCCAAGATGTAAGGACTGATCGACAATTCCAGCCTTCGGATAGCCGCTACTTGTTCAGCAGAAGCTTCGTAATCTCTAAAAGCTTTCAACAAGATATTGGCAGAACGCTGGACACTATCCTCTTCTGCTAAGAAAAGAGCAGTTTCTTCCATCCTCCGCTCAACTAATCCACCAACTGCTTTGTGCTCGCCGTCAAAAATCCACTGGTTAATTTCTTGTGTGGCAGCCGTAACGTCATTAACTTCCATCGCATCCACAATATTGCTGTAAATGAATGCTTGCCACCCTACCGAATGAATAAAAGAAAGCAGAGCTTGTTTCATCGAAGGAGACAAGTTCAGCTTTAAACCGTCAATATCTTGACTGATTAATTTTAGCTCTTCTGACAGACACTCCTGTGCTTTAGCACCAGTAATTCTATGGCCCTTCTGCACAGGAGAGCCGTCTGTATAAAACTGACTGCCGTAACCAATGGTCCAGCAACCGTCAGATAACGGATCGGCATAGGCTTTAGAATTAAAGCCCTCATACTTCTTGATAATGTATTCAGCCGGGCCGAAATCTCTCACGGCTTAATAATTAAACTCAAACAATCTTATCAGATTTTACTTACCTTGGCCACGTGACTTTTTACGACCGTGATTTGCCTTCGAATGCTTTCCTTGTCCTTGACGTGTCTTCTTTGGACTTCCGATTACGTAGCCACCGCCTTTAGCGTTTTTAGACATGTTGCATCAAAATGTTTGATAAAGTCTACCATTTTTCACGGTCCGCCCAGTAGGCAGCTGACATTTTTCCTTTTTTGATATTCTTGGCATGACGAGCTTTAAAACTCTCTCTACGTTTTTTATAAGACTCAGATTCATTATCTTTCTTGGGACTACCCTTGACACCCTGCTGTCCAAAGCGAATCAACTTGGTCTTATCGCCTTCTTTCGCTAAAACTTTATGTGATTTAGTAGGATGATCCGGCGTCCTAACTGGCTTGTTAGGAGTCAGACCTTTGTATTTTGCTGATGCTTTAGCAGCTTTTTTACGTTTGTCGGACATCAGTAGATCATTGCAGTGGTTTTGTACTTCTTACCAAAATCAAAACCGCGAGTAAACTCATTTAAAAAACTTTCACCAGACTCACTTTTCGGTGTGCCTGAGCTTCCGTAGTCTCCTTCATAGAGATTATCATAGTAACTATTATACCCAGCATCAGTATTAAAGGCAGCTTCCTGTGTATAAACATCGTTGTATCTTTGTGTAAGCTCATCTTCATCCGGACCGCCGAATTGATAAGAAAGACTTTCTTTTTCTTCATCTGGGAAGTATCGATCCATAGACACCATCATTGAGAAGGGGTCGCTAAAATCACCAACGTCAAATGAGAGTCCAGTCATTGCATCTTCAAGGAAAGCAAGCTCAGAAGGATCCTCATCTGGTAAAAATTCTTCATAGAACTGTTCTTGAGTGCCTTGATAACCGGCGCTTTGAAAGATCTTAAACAGCTCAGTGTCGGCTACAAGATCAGGCTTGTAATCTTCTTCTCGTTCGATATATTGGATACCTAAATTTTGTTGATCTGGGCGCAGACCTTGTTCGTTCATATATTTAATACCTTCACGAATTGCTATTGCATCATTTGTTGAAATGACTTCAATCAACTGATCTCTAAGTTCTCCCATATCCCCAACATCGTCCAGGCCATATTCTTCTAATAACTTAGACAATTCTTCTTGGTTCTCTATGTTGTACGTAGATAAAATATCATCGGCAAATTCTTCTGGCGTAACAAACTGACCAAAAACAGAACCAATATCGACAGCTTCTTCCTGCAGTAAGGGCATAACTTCATAATAGATATAACGTTTAATGCGGTCAGGATCTGCAACGTTAAGTGCAGGTCTAAAGACAATTGTTTTATCAGGATCAGTGGGGTCTACAACGCCTTTACTACCCTTAACGTCATAATGCATTCTTGCAAACTGTGCTTTATCAATGCTTTCAATATCTTGGTAATAGCCTGTTTTTGTATCTTTGGTATAAGTTACCGGAACACCATAGCGATACATTTCTGCAACCCAATCGATTCCCGTATCTGGATCAACTTCTCCTTTTAAAGCACTTTGATAATCTCTTTCAACTATGGCTTTCTGGAAGTTACTACGAATGTCAATAGCTTGCTCCGTACCCGTGGTGTACCCTTCTGTTGGGTCATAGTAAAAATCTGCATTAAAGTTTTGATCGATTGC